GTGCAGGCCGACGAGAAAGAACCCGGCCCATCGCATTCGCCGGACCGGATCCCGCCAGGGCATCCGCCCCGCCGCCTGAAACAGCGATTGCAGATCGTCGGTCGTGAAGACCTCGACCCGCCGGCGGCCCGGCCGGATCCGCTTGACCCCCTGGAAGGGGTTGACCGTGACTCCGTACTCGCCGCCCTGCTCGATCAGCCAGCGATAGACCTCGCTGACGGCGGCCGTGTAGGAGTGCACACTGGTCAGCGGCATCCCGACCTGGTCCCGCAGGAACGTCTGGAACTTGCCCGCCGCCGCGTTCGGGAAGGCCTCGCAAAAGGCCCGCCACTGACGCCAGGCGCTTCGGCACTTTTTCTTGGTGGACCGCCTCACCGGCGCCCACCGCATGAACTCGTCAAACAATTGTGAGAGCGACAACGTGATATCCGACATAAGCCGGACCTCCTTTCTGCCGTCGGACAGCCGCAAACCGTAAGCCAGCATACCCGATCGGCGAAGCGAGTCAACGCCACCGCCCTACTGTGTCGCTACGTGCCCAATCCCTGTGAAGTTGTCAAAGAGCGAGGCCGCCGGAGGCGGCATCTATGATCGATGATGTTTGGTCTTGGATTTGGTCCTGCGGCCGACGCGTCTCGCCCGGCGAATGGCGGCCACATGCGCCCAGACGGCCATCATATAGCAGGCCTTGAGCGTCAGCGTGTACTCCCTGCGGCATCCCGAGGCCCGAAACCCGATCAGGTCGGGCGGCCGAAGGATCACTACGATTCGCCGGGCCCTGCCCTGCTCGTGGACCAGGGCAGCGCTGACTCGCCGAACAGGCTTCGATAGATCAGTCATAGGCCACCGTTAAAATCAAAACCGCGGGCCGGACCGACGGAGCTCGTCGATGGTCGCCGACCCGCGGCGGAGGGGAGACGAAGGGGGCCGGCCTGCCACGTTGGCGCCTGGAATGGCCGGCCCCGGGTAATTGATGCGTGGCGCCCATCCTTTGGACACAATGTGGGCGACCCTGCCCCATCCACGCATTGACGACAAGCGGGCCGTTGCAGCAGAGAGGAGAGCCCGACCGGACGGTTGAGCTTGAAGAGTGAAGGTGCCACGGCCCGTACTCGAATTGACCTTGACAGACCTGTCCGCTTGTGTTAATATGCACAAAGTGGGCAGGGAATGCACGCCAGTCATCCTCCCGGATGGCCTCGTTCTTCGGATTGTCGACCCTTCACTCTTCATGGAGATGATTATCGGCAGAATGCTTGCGAAGTCAATACCTTTTCGTACGGATTCGTACGAATAGTACGTAACTGGATAGTTATACGAGACTTGCAAGCGAAAAATTTTCTGTGAAAATCGATCCCATGGCGACACGAGCAGATGATCTTGAACCGACAGCAATAGACGTGGCGAAGAAGCTTGCCGCGAGGTACGGTGGACTCAAACACGTCCTCTCGGCGGGCATTCTCACGCTCGACTGGCTTTCATCGGGCTATCGGGACATGTTCCTCGACAAAGCGGCGGGCCAGCCGGTCGAGATTCCACCGGCGCCAGAGGAAAGACCTGGGCCACTTGCCCCTCGAGACTTTGCGGCACGCGTTGTCCGAGGCGCCGAAGCTCGTGCAGCAAAGCTACGCGGTAAAAAAACGGCAAACGGTTGATCTCCTGGAGAATCGCTCGGTTGACTGTGAGCTCGAAATTGACAGGCCTCCGCATCTCGTCTGTCTTCATGACTTTCTCTCCGTTGGGCGCCAAGATCTTGGAGCGATCGTCATATTAGGGATCGCGAAACCTGATGTCAACGATAAACTCAACACGATCTCTCAAAAGAATAGCGGCCGCCGCCACAATGATCGTACCTGTTCTTGCGGTTTTCCTCACCCTCGTTCTTGATACGACGCCCAAAGGACTTCACGTTGCCGATCTGGAACAGCTCGACGGGAGAGATTTGGGACATGCGGCCTCCGCAGCAGTTCTGTGGTCCCTGATCACCGCTCCATGCATCTGGATCGTCTATGCCATCCTACGTTGGGCTGCGCGAGATGACACTACAGCCTAAGTCCTCGGGGAGGACAGAAACCCATGAGCAAACGTGAGATCTTCTCCTGGACGCTGTTCCTGATCGTGACGGCCGCCCTGATCGGCAGTCTGGCCTGCAACTGGTTCCAGTGGCGGCAATATCGCGACCTCTGGTACGACCGGCGGGCGTTGTCGGTGGTGCAAGATCCGGCCGCCTGGCGGCGGGTTTTGCCGGGCGCCTTTGTTCGGCCCGGTAGTGCACAGGACCCGCAATGGCAGGTCAGCGTGATACACACCGTGTTGCGGGACAATGACCATCTCCCGGAGGCGATCAAGCAAACTGTCCTCCATTGGCAGCAAGAGACAAGAGATCCCAATTCCGTCCGCAATCGAATTCGCAGGGGCGAGCGTCCTACGGATTCGGGACCACGACCGGCCGGCCGCTGAGTCGGTCGAGTTTCCGGCCGATCTCGGTGAGCTGTTCCTTCTGCTCGACCTGTTTCTGGGCAATGGTATCGAGCTGCATCGTGATCTTGGTCGTCTCGACGGCCTGGGTACTGCGATGCTCCGCGAAGGCATCCCGGACCGCCTCGATCTCCTGCTCCGATTGCTGGGTCCTGGCCTCGACGACGGGAATGGCATTCCAGCGGGCGACCACGGTATTGAAGGTGGCCCAGCCGGAGATCAGGGCGATGACTCCCATCGCCGTCAGCCACTTGGTCAAGACGACGTGCTTGGCGGGTTTCAGGTCCGCGATCGTCTTGGCCATCAGGTCCACAATTTCCTTAGCCATCTCGCTATCCATGCCAGTCAACCTCCCATCGCAGTGTCAATAGAGCACCGGCGCCCGGTTCGCCGGGACGGTGACGACGACGATCGTGCCGGTCCGGGTCTTGCTGTCGCCGGTGGCCCGGACGTCCGTGGCGCTGATATTGATATAGTCCATGCCGAGGGTCCCGGAGGGTGTATATTCGACCGTGTAGGTCCCATCGGCGTTCAGGACGATTTTCCCCTTGCTAGCGGTCATCTGGAAGACATCCCCATCCTCGTCGCAGGCCCGCCCGCTGAATCTGGCGGTCTGACCCACGGCGATCGTCACGGTGCCGAGATAGAGTTTCTGGCCCGCCGGACTGCTGGAGGGATCCACGGCGATCTTGGCGGCGTCGACGTTGGTCGGGATGGCTGGATAGGTCTGCTGCGGGCACGGCTGGTTGGCCACCAGGGCCATCAGGGTCACGGCAAGAGCGAACGACATGGGAAACACCTTTCATCTATGATCTATGATTTGCGATTATTGTCCCAGCGGGATCCAGTAGACGGTGGTCGCCCCGACGACCTTCCAGTAGTGGCCCTTCTTGACCGGGAATGTAACCGAGACCGGCTGCGCCCCGCCGTTGCCGTAGTTACGGGCCATCGTGGTCGTCGGCGGGTTGGAGCTGTCCGTATAGCCGGCGATCGCCGTCCAGCCGTTGGCCGTGATGGCGCACACAAACCCCGCCGTGGCCGCCAGGTAGGCCGTATTATTGCTCTTGCTGGCCTTGGCCCCGATCAGGTCGTCCACATGCCAGACGCCGGAGACCACGTTGACGTCCCCGAAGTCGTAGTCCATGACGGAGTTGGCCTCCTGGGCGTAATTGACGATGTTGTTGCTGTCCGCGTCGTACGTGGCCGCCAGCATGTCCCCGCCCCCGGCGGGCGTATCGACCGACATCGCCCCCGTGACGGAGACCTTCATATAGCCGTCGGCCGGCAGGTCCGGCCAAGTCCAGTCCACGTTGAACGGCAGGGCCGGCACGAGGATCCGGGCATAGCTGGAGCCGTTGTCGCTGTCCTCCTTGATCGCCAGGTACCCGGAGGACGTCGCCCCGTTGGCGACGATCAGGCCATGGTTGAACGTGCGATCGATGGCATCGTCCAGGTTCGGATCGGCGATCTGAGCGTCCAGCCCCGTCCGGGCCTCCGCCGCGTTCGTGTCCGTTTCGAGTCGAGTCTGCCAGTAGCTCGTCACCGTGACTCCCGTATCGACTGTCGTCGCCTGGGTGATCCCGCCGCCCGCCTGCCGGTACAGATAGCCCGCCGTCCCGGCGGCCGGCAGGTTCATATCGCTGACCTGCGCCTCCGTCTCCGGGATCATCGGCACCCGGTACAGGAGTTGCCGCAGGTACTGGACCTGATAGGTCAGATTGTCGAGGGCGTCCTCGAGCGCCGCGACCTTGAGGAACAGGGTCCCGTCGATATTGCGGGTCTGGGTCAGGGCGGGCTTGCGGCCGATCCAGATCTCATAGGCTGAGGAGTAGGCCGTGCCGGCCAGGGTCGTGATCGAGCCGCCGGGTCCGTCGGTGTAGTCCCCGTCGGCGTCGTCGTCGGTCATCGAGTAGTCGCTATTGAGGACCAGGACGGTCTCGGCGCCCGTGGCGACCGTCCGCAGGACGACGCGGAGCTGGTCCGTCGACAGGATCCCGAACGGGAAGGTAAACGTCTTGGTCGATCCGTTGCCGTCGTAGGCGATCGAGCAGACCGCCGAGTTGACCTCGCCGTTCGCCACGCTCATAATGCACGTCCCGAGAATCATCGCGATCGTGATCATCGACCCGACCCACAGGAGCGAGCGGAACAGTGGTTGGTTGTTGGTGGTTGGTTGTTGGTTCTTCATGGCGTCACTCCTTTAGCGACTGGCGATACTTTTGCCTTTCCTGCGTTTGGGTTTCTTGGGCTTCGGCCGGCCGAGCAGCTCCCACGGATTGCCCGTCCGAATCGCCGCGACGATCCGCTTGGGGCCGGACCAGGGCATGCCGATGACCGGGGCCAGACCCTCGATCGCTTTACTCAAAGCCTTCTCGTCAAAATCTCCCCGGATCAGCGACCGGCCGACCTTGACCGTGTTCGAGGCGAGTTGGGCCGCCCCTTCGATAGCGGGCACGCCCGCTCCTCCGCCGAAACCCTCTTCATAGGCGATCCAGGCCAGTCCGATGAAGGGAATCTGCGTGATGAACTGGTCGCTGAACGCCTCCATCAGATCCTCGTCATCCTCCGGCAATCGGCCGTTCTGGATCGTCCAGACCAGTATCGCATTGATGCCCAACCCGGCGAAGATCGCCGCCGCCTGCTGGTACTGCGCGTTCTTCCAGGCCGCCGGCAGATCGTAGACCGTCATATTCCACTGGCGATTGAGCTGCTGGGTGAATTGCTGGATTACGTTGACCCAGACGCTCGTGCGGTACATCTCGGCGAGCTCGAACGCCCGCGCCCCGGGCTGGCTCCGCGTCGTGGTATGGCGGGCCACTCGGGCGGCCTCGGCTTCGGCCTCCTCGTTCGTCTTGCCCTCGCGGATCAAGCGATCGTACTGGTGCAGATAGGTCCCGTACCAGCCGATCGTCCGCCCGACCGCGTCGAACGCCGTCAAGGGTTTGAGACCCCACTCGCCGATCGTTCGCAGCGCCGACTTGATCTTGGCGTCCTTTTCTCGCAGCTCTTCGAACTCGCGCTCCAGGACCGGCGAGTCCATCAGGGGATCCTTTTCGACGACGAACTGACGCACGCCCTCCCAGTCGGCGACCGTCTTCCAGGCTGAGATGAATAAGTGATGCCCCGCCTCCGGCAGATAGAGCATCACCGAGACCGGCTGCAATAGCATCGTCGAGAGCTTGCCGGCCAGGTAGGCGATCGCCGCATGACTCCGCAGCGTCGCCACCATCCGCTCCAGGTCGTGATAGGTCCGATAGATGTTCGGATTCGCGACGGCGTCGATGTAGTTCTTCAGCCGCTCCCAGCCACTGCGGCCGAGCTTATTGAGGACCGCCGTCTTGACCTGGGGATCGTAGATCAACTCGTTCATCCGCCGGACCAGCACGGCAAAGGCGATCTCGTGCTCCTCCCGCTCGATCTGCTCATAGAGCAGCATCATCGAGTCGAGGCGGATCGGCTTTTGGTGCTGCTCGGGGATGTCCTTCCGCATGATGGCAAACCCGTGCTCGACGATCGCCTTCTTTAGGTGGAATCGGGCCTCCAGCTCCTCGCGGATCTGTCGCTCATCCGGCACGAAATCGACTTCCATGCGGCGCATCGGGGTGTAGTTTTCCTCTCGCCCCGGATCCATCCCAAAGGCCTCGATCGTGGCCTGCCGCATCGGCTCGTACCGTTCGTCGTAAAACTCGATCATCCAGTCCGCCAACTCCTTGAGGGCCGGGGCCTCCTCCTCGACGAAGTGGGCAATCCGGCTCTGATCGGCAATGGCGATCCGATTGCCGAACGTGATCGCCAGGCGAGAGGAGATATTGCGCATGAAGTTGTAGACGCCGACTGCCTCCTGCCCCGAGTACTCCTTGCCGTTGACCGTGATCGCGGTCTGGGTCAGGTCGGTCCGAGTCACCCCGAGACTCTTGAGTTTGGCCTCGACAGCATCCCAGCGGCTATGGGTCATCCGGATCTTCTCGCTGGCCTTCGTGGCGACCGTGTCCCACATCAGTCGGAAGATCGACCCCGCGAAGCCCTTGCCCCCTTCGAGCTTGTCCAGAAAGCGCTCCGGAGTCAGCGTCAGATCGACCAGGTTACGAACCCGCCGGCCGAAAGGCTCCCTCTCGGCCTTGGTGATCGGCCCGGTCTCCAAGGGCGCCCAATGCTCGCGGCCGATGGCCTCCAGGAAGGTATTGCGATCCTCGGCCCGGCGATTGTCTTTGGCCGTCTCGATCAGTTTCTGCAGCGTGCGGCCTTTATGCCGAAGCGCCCGGACCTGCTGTGCCACCTCTTGCAGTTCCGCGACCGTCATTTCCGAGGGGCTCCGCGACTGGATTCGCTCCAGGACCTTCTCCGGGACCCAGACGTCCGGATGCTGGGCGAAGTATTCGCGGGCCGCCCGTCGCGTGTCGATGGTGCTCTTGGCCCGAAAGTGCGGATCGATCGACGCCTGGATCAGCGCAATGGCCCGCCGGGCCTCCATCGCCAGCGTCGCGCCGGCCGGCTTCTTGATGTAGCGAAGGAGTTTGCCGATATGCTCCCGGAGCCGCTCGTCCGCCCGCAGTTTCTGCTGAGCCAGGCGATACTCCTGTCGGGCCTTGGCGATCCCCTCCTTCTCGCCGGCCCGATACGCCCGCTTCAACGCCAGACGAAGCGTCTTGACCTCCGCGGCGTCATCGAGCAGGCCGCCGATCAGCCGGCCGATGATGATCTCCTTCTGACGCTTGAGGATATCCGTCGCGACCTTCTCGGCGTCGATCTTTTGCAGCTCGCCTTTCTGTTGGGCTGTCAACTCCGGCTCCGGGGCCAGGACCTGTCCCACCGTCAGTCGATCGGCCAGCCCCGTGGCCGCCAGGGCCTCCCATTCGGCCCGCAGCCGCTGATACATCTGCCGCGGTTTCTCGCGGACCGGTGCATTCCACCGTTGCAGCCAGGTGCTCTGGCGTTCCCCCAGTTCGCGGCCCAGCCGCTCGAAAAACTCCTCAAACGTCAAGGACCCCGGATGCGGATCGTCGACGTCGACGAGTTTGTCCTCCGCCAGCAACAGGGAGCCGTACTGTTCCTTCGTCAGGCCGTATCGGGCTCCGATCTTGTGGATCGCCTCATTGATCTCGTAGGGACTGACCTTAGCCTCCAGGCCCCGACGCTTCTCGACCAGCATTTCAAGGGAAGGGTCCTCCGTCCTCTGTTCCAGCGCCCGCTCGACCGCCCACGGATAGATCCCGGCCTTGTCCACTTCACTGGCCTCGACCGCCGCCCGCAGCGACTCCAAAAATCCACTCAAATCCAGATCGAGCTGCTGCTCCTGGACGGCGTCGTCCCAGGACTGACCCTTGCCCTTCTCGAAGGTGATCCGCTCCGCCATCGCCTCATTGTAACCCTCTTCGCCCTCCTCGCCTGTGACGGACTCGACCTCGCTGCGATACCGGGGCTCGACGAAATAGACCCGGTCCGGATTGACCCGCCCGCTCCGCGTACGGCCCTCCAGGCCGCTCTCGATATCCGCCTCCTGATACTGACCGGCCTCGACCATCACCTGATAGACCGGATGATTCTTGATCGCCTGGATCGTGGCCTTGAGCTCATCCCGCTCGAATTGCATCCGCTTGTGAGTCCCCGCCTTCATAGCGATCGCGTCGGCGATGAAGGCGGCCATCTGAGCCTTTTTGCCGCGAACGGCTACGCCAATCTCCCTCGCCTTCGCGAGCAGGCCGGCAACTGATTCCTGGCCAAGAGCGGATTCGAGCAGATCCCGGGACACGGCCCCCGGCGCCGCCGCCGGTGCACCGCCGGCCACAGGCGATACCACGGCAGCTCCCCCCCCAGCCGCAGCCGGACCTCCCGGACCGGCACCGGGCGCAGCGGGCGCTGCCGGTTGAGCTCCCGCCGCCCCAGCCTCGGCTACTTCCGGCCGCCCTTGCGGCCCTTGCCCTTCCCGTGACACGGCATAGTCAGCTCCTTTCTCTGGAATGGATATGGGAATTTCCGTGGCCCGACCATCGGGCATCAGTTGATCGGCCGCATGGACGTGCCCGGCCCGCAGGCCATAGACATCGACCCCAGCGCTCAGGACCGTACCCGGCAGACCCATCAGGCTGAACCCTTGAACGCTCTTGGCCGCAATCTCCTTGTACCGAGCGGAAATCTCCGCGAGCGTCGCCGGCGGAATGTCGAGCCCCCGGGTCTGCTCCATCAGGTACTTATCGAACTCCTCCCCGACCAGATTGACGCTCTCTTGGGCCAGCTCCTGCGCCGTCTGCTCCGTCAAGAACGCTCCGTATTGAGCCACGTGCCGCGCCGCCAGGTTGCGAAGCGTGCCCTCGCGCACGAGTTTATTGACGATCGCACTGATCGACTTGGACGCCAGGGCCTTGCCCCCGGGCAGCGTTCTGAGTAGGGTGCCGATCTGCGCCGTCTCGAGCGCCCCATTGAGCGCCCCGATCCCCACCGACGTCGCCTTGGCGATATTCGGATCGATCCCCATATCGAGCAGATCGAGTAAAGCCCCGCCCGCCTCCAGTTGCCCGATCCGATAGGCCATCGCCATTCCGCCGCCGATCTTGGCGCCGCTCCAGGCCATTGCGGGAATGAGGGCCTCCTCGCCGATCGTCGGACTGGCCAGGCCAGCCGCCGTACCCATCAGGCCACCGATCGCCATGCCCGCGCCCGCGCCCCACGGCGCCGCCTGGATGCCCTCGGCCATCAGCGGGATCTGCTCCGCGGAGCTGCTGACCATCTTCTCGTACCACGGCCGGAACGCCGCCCGAAAGTCCGTCCCCAGCGCCTTGCGCAGTCGGTCGATTTCCTGCCAGGTCCCCGGCGTGTCCTGCCCCATCAGGACCTGCATCCCTAGGTCCGCGAGCTGGACCTGGATCTGGCCATTGCGATAATTCTGGCGAATCCGCTGCCCGATCGTCTCGGTCCCGAGCTTCTCACCGAAGAGCGTCTGACTGACGAGGTCCTTATGCTGCGTCGCGACCAGCGGCGGCAGGCCCATATCGAGGATGTAGAAGGCCTCCAGCTTATCCTCCGCCGTGCGGCCGAATCGCATCCCGGACACCGGCGCGTAAAATTCGCCGAGCTGGTCAAAGACCTCCCGGTCCTTCTCTTCGAGAAACGCCCCGCGAAACGGCGTCCCGGAAAGGTCGATCCGATAGGGCATCATCCGGCCGAAGATCGGATCGCGCAGGCCCCGCGCTCGTTCGCTCCCCGCCTCCGTCTGCAAGTCCGCGAGCGACCGGAGGGGCGATCGCGCCTCGCGCTGTAATTCGGCCAGACTCTTTACTGCCATTTCCGAGCCCATTTATCGTAATACTGCTTCTGCGCTTCCGGCTGACCCTCCAGACTCTTGACCGTCTCGTAAAACTCCTCGACCGTGGCCGGCTCGATCGCCGAGTCGACGCCCTGATAGACTGGCGGTGCGGGCGCGACGGCCGCCGTCGATGCCGCCCGCCTGCTTTCATTGAGCTGATCCAATCCGCCCCATTCCGTCGTGCTGCCCACCCTCGACAAAAGACTGCCGACCCGCTTCCAGAATCCCGGCTTGACAAGGGCCTGGATCATCGCCTCTTTCTTCGCCGAAATCTCGGCGTCCGTCGCGTCGGGATGATCGTTCGACCAGCGGGCCCACTGCTGCTTCGCATCGAGATAGACTCGCTGCGCCTCCGGGGTGCCGACCTCACCGAAGACGCCCAGATCGTAGTCCTCATCGAGCAGTCGATCGACGACCTTGACTCCCACGCGAGATCCAGGATCCGCGGCCGTCCCCGCCAGTTGGATCTGCTTGATCAGGTCTTGGCCGCTCTGCGGAAGGCTGCCGGCATGATGACGGACGTAGATCGAGGCCTCGCGACGTTTCGAAGGATCTTCGCGAACCCGCCGCAGCCAGTCGTACGCCTCCTCCAGAACGGCCAGATCGTCCGTCGTCCGATTCTCCAGACGCTTGAGCATGATCTCTCTCGCTTGGCCGGCGACCGTGGCGTCCACTTCATTGTCCCGGACCTTTTGGGGCAGGGTCGCCAGGTCGAGCTTGCCCTCCCAGGCCTCCGCGAGGACCTCGTCGTCGGCCTTCTCTTTCGCCGCCCGGTCGCGCCCCTCCGCGAGCGCCTTGGCGTCGCTGACGAACTTGTCGAGATCCGTCTTGATCTGGCCCGCGGCGGCGAGGTCGAGTCCGAAAGCCTTCTGAAATTCCGGATCGTTCAGCGCCGTCTCGGCGGCTTCCCAGCCGGAGCTCTGCGCCAGGCCCTGGAGATAGCGCTGGGCCGCATCGAGGATGCCCTGCTGCTGCGCCTTGGCGATCGCGGTCTCGATCCTCTGGCGATCGCCGGCCGAGAAGCGGTCCTGATACTGGTCCAGCAGCTCGGCGGCTTCGCTGGCCCGGTCCTGGCCCGCCAGCTCGAGGATCTCGGAGGTGATATCTTCGGTCTCCAGGGTGGTCAGGATGTGGGCGGCCTGGCCGGACCACTGGGGCGCGTTCTCATTGAACCGCAGCTCGAGGCGCTGCCTCGCCGGCGTCGAGAGCCCCTCGCCGAGCCGCTCGTATTCGGCCTGGAGGGCATCGGGGAAGTTCTTGAGCTCCAGCTCGTACCCGGTCGTGTTGGCCCCGCTCTCGGGATCGAGCTGGGTCGCGGCCAGGTCCTTGCGCCGCGTGGCCAGCTCCTGGAGGTACTTGACCCGCCAGTCGTCGAGCGACCGCCAGGCCCGGCTGTACGCGAGGATATCGCTCCGTTCGGCCTTGGCCTCGGCGTAGTTGACCAGGGCCCCGCCGAGTTGGGCGATCGTCCCGCCCAGCCGCGCATTGGCCGCCGCCGCCAGTCCCGCATTCTGCTGGACCGCGATCCCCGGAGCCACCGATCGGTAGAACTGTGGAATCATAAGAGAGTTGTGGGTTGTGGGTTGTTGGTTGTTGGTTTCATTCCTGTGCTATCCGTCCTATCGATTAGAAGAAGCTGCTGAACGCCCCGACGATCCCCTGCCGCTTCGCGGACCGCGCCGCCTTCTTCAATTCCTTGGCCTCACGGTACAGGGCGCTGACGTTCGCGGCGACGTTGCGGCCGTGCATCATCCGCTCCAGGACGAGCTCCTGCTGGGTCCTTTGCATCAGCTCCATCGGCGCCCCTTCCAGTCGGACCCCGGCCTGCCCGAAGAGTTGCCGCTGGGTCGACAGCATCCGCCGGGCGTCCTCGTTCATCCGGATCTGCTGCCAGATCCCCTGCTCCGCCGTCTGGGCCGCCTCCTGCTGCTTGACCTTGGCCTGGGCCTTGAGGGACCGGGCCTGCTCGAATCCGGCCATCAGCGAGCCCGCCGCGCCCAGGACGCCGCCCGCGACGCTGAGCGTGTTGGTCAGTCCCCACTTCTGGCCGCTTTGAGGCAGGGTCAGCATTTAGCGGACCTCCACGATCGCCACGATGGCGCGAACGGTCATCGGTAGCGGCTCGGATTGCTGGATCGTCAATTTGGCCCCGTCGGTCGTGAAGGCGGCCGGCAGGGTGATCTCCAGATCGCCCGTGAATAGCGGCGTCGCCCCCTCGCTGACGACGGCCCCGGGCGCCCGCCAGGGCAGATCGGTTTTCAGGTGGCCGGCGTCCTGCCCGACGGCGGCCCCGGCCGTCTCGTAGAAACTGACGGTCGCCCGACTGACGGCCTTGCGGCGGGCCCAGGTCGCCCCCTGCTGGCTCTGGACGTCGTACCGGACCGTGCCCAGGGTCGAGACGAATGGGAGCCCCACATGGACAACCGACGCCGCCCGGTCCAGCGTTATCGCGCCCGAGGCGACCGTTTCACCGGCCACGGGGGCCCCATCCGCGCAGATCGCGACCGAGCAGCCCTCCAGGTGGGCCAGGCCCGAGAAGCTCGTCGTCGCCGACCCATCGTAGGACAGGCCCGAATCCACGAAGTACACGTCATTCTGGTCGCTGCCCCACTCCCAGGGGGCCAGATACTCGACGTAGCGGACCGGCTGCGCGTCGATCGTCCGCAGGACGGTCAGCCAGAGCTCATCCTCCGTCGCCCCCGGGACCACGGTCAGGTCCTCGACGACTCCGGAGCCGCCGAGGGTGTGGCGGTGCCAGCCGACGACCTGATAGTTTCGGTCGTAGGTCAGTCCGATCAATTGACCATCCGTGCGGACCGCCCAGAGGATCGTATAGGGCTGGCTCTGCCAGGCCATGGCCGTGATGCCGTCCCCGCTGACATGCTCGGCGAACAGAGTCAGGTCCGGCGCGACGAGCGCGTCGGCGTCGTAGCTGTAGAGGACCTCGCGGAGCTTGCGGCCGTGGCGCTGGAGGACCAGGACGATATTGTCGGCCAGGGTCGGGGCCCGCTCGGCGCAGGGCACGGCCAGGGTATTGCTGACCGTCGGCGGATTGCTCGGCGTGATCGCGGAGCCGCTGTCCATCGGCTCGACCTCGAGGATCGCCCCGGTCGTGCCGCACAGCAGGCCGCGGCGTCTCTGGGTCATCACCCAGACGATGGGGTCCTGCTCGGACCGGCCGAGGGTATAGCCGAAGGCGTCGGCCTCGTCGCCGGTCCCGGTATCGAAGCTCTCGTAGTCGCCCGTCTTGGAGAACCACATGGTGACCGGCTGGTGGGTCGTCGAGGCCAGGACCAGGCGGTCCGAGTAGCTGCCGATCGCCCGCGGGTAGCCGCGGTAGGGACTCCAGGCCCCTTCCGACCAGCGGATGGTTGCACTCGTCGAGGCGAGCGTCCGGACCACGTCACAGAAGACCATGCACGGATCGTTGTAGTCGGTGATCTGGACGACCCCAACGTGCATATAGGCATGGCGCCAGAGCTGGTAATAGACCGCTCCGGAGGTATAGGCCGTGCACCGGACCCGCAGCAGCAGGTCCTGATCCGTATCGTTCGGATAGACCGTGGCGACCGTCGAGATGGCGCCCGTGCCCGTGGCGACGGTGTAGGCGGTCCACGTCGCCCCGGAGTCGATCGACATCTGGAGTTCGACCGTTCCGGTCAGATTGCCGGACAGGGACCACTGGAAATTGTTGTCCGCCTGGACCGAGACGGTCGCCGAGTTGGTGTCGGCCGCCGTCAGCGTGCCGGCGACGCTGGCGATCGCGACCAGGTCCCGGAGCCGCCAGTAGCCGCCGATCATACTGGCATTGAAGATGGCCGTCGAGGCGACCAGATTGACGTCGGTGCCGGTGACGGCCGAGGCGGCGACCGTCGTGGCCGTCAGATTCTCGGTCAGGAAGGGCCCATCGTCGATCGCCGCGTCGTTGATGTCCCAATCGTTGTGGTCCGTGCGGACCAGCTTCTGCGGCCAGCCGGATCCGTCGACCAGATAGCAGACGTCCGCCGATTGCCAGACCTGGAGCTCCGCCAGGCTGTTCACCGCGAACGGCGTGGCCAGTTCATAGATCGAGTCGTCGTCGTTCGTGACCAGCCCGTGGTCGCGATAGACCCGCATTTTGAGGTCTGTAAACTCCAGGACATAGACGTCGTCGGCCGAGTAGCGGAAGGGGATCAGCCGGGCGGCGTTGTTGGCGTCCGTGGCGGCGACGAACCGGGTGCCCGGCCGGCGGATGGCCGGCCCTTGCGGACTGACGATCAGATTCTCGACGGTCGTCGCGCTGGTGAAGTAGCGCTGGGCATCGATCCGGGCCGCCGCCAGGGGCGAGAGCTCCCCGCCGGTGAAACTGGACTGCATGAAGGGCAGCGTCTGCGCCCCGGCGATCGAGGCGAAGACCAGTCCGATCCAGATTATTCGCTTCGGCTGTCGAGCCATTCCGTTGACTCCCAGGTGCCCGCCATGCCCTCCGCCGAGTCCGCGAACCGGGCCGCCGGCAGGCTGACCCGTTCGTGCCACAGTGTCAACTCCTGAGCCCGCTGGAGTGAATTCTCGCCCTGGAAGGCCGGGACCAGGTGCGCCGCCAGCCGCATGACCAGGGCCTCGACAAAGAGCGGATCGTACAGGTCCGTGTCCTCCGTCCGGGCCACATACCAGATATCGACGTCCGTCTCGTCCGTGTGGATTGTCCGGCCGACGCGGCGGTAGGTCACGTCGGGATCCTCGAACCGCAGCCAGCCGAGATAGTCCGCCGGCAGAGAGTACGCGTAGCTGTACCCGAAGGCCGGCGCCGTCGTGATCGAGGCGGAGATATCCGCCTGCCTCAGCAGGCAGTTCCACGGATGGCTCCGCGCCGTCGCCTCGAAGGCCAGGCCCCAATAGAGCAGGCACATCTGGACCTCCTGCGGGACGGCCGTCGAGCCGCCCGAGTAGTCCAGACTGTTGATCAGTTGGCTGTGCCCCGCCTTGGCCAGCGCCATATTGCAGATATCGATCTTGGACCAGCTCATCGCATCGCCTCAGTACAATCGCCCGTAGGCGTAGAGGGTCGAGGACGCCTGCAACGTCGTGGCGATCCCGACGATCGTCTGGAATCCGCACGTCTGGAACGAGACGACGCACCGCCGATCCGCGGCACTGTCGGAGACGCCGAATCCGAAGATCCCGTCGGTCGCGACGATCGTGTCGACGTAGACGTTGGAGTGACTGCCGACCTGCTTGCCGCCCGTCAGGACGAGCTGGCCGCCATAGACGGCGTCGTCGCCCAGGCTGAGAGTCCCGTACTGGTCCCGCATCAGGCGGTCCGCGAAGGCCAGCAGGACGATCGTCGTACTGTCCGCGTCGGCCGTCGTCTGAAAGCTCATCTGGGCCTTGCGGCCCCAGTTCTCGATATTCCAGACGAAGACCTTGGCGTCCGCCAGGGCCAAAACGGTCGTATAGTCCCGGTCGGCGACGGCCGGCACGTCCTGCTGACTGGTGATCGTGCCGAGCTCCGACCATCGATAGCCGGTCCCGGCCAGCAGGACCGGCACGGGCGATTCCGCCCTGGGCGGCTGGGCCTGCGCCAGCGGGATGGTCAGAATGGCCACGGCGATCGTGGCCAGGCCGATCAGGCAAAAGATCCGTCTCATGGCAAACTCCTTCAATTGATCAGGGCAGGTTGATATAGATTTTCTTGATCCATAAGAGCAGGGAGTTCGGGTCGCTGCTCGACTCGGGGGTCATGACGTAGTCGGCGACGCTGGCGTCGTTGACGTCGCCGATGGCCGCGGCCAATTGATAGCGCACGGCGCTGCGGATATCCGTTGTGCTCATGAAGCCGTAGTCGGTGAAGCAGTCGTAGGCGTCGGCGTCGACGACGAAGAAGGACTCCGGCACGGTCACGCCGTTGGCGTCGGGCCAGTCTACGATCAGGATCCCGACCGTGTCGGTGTCCGCGGCGTCGAGCTTGACGACCCGCTGGCCCGTGACGGCTTCGACCGTCGGGGCGTTGGCGTCGTTCTTGGCCGCCGAGGCGCCGCCCGCCTTACTGATCAGGACGTGCGCGGCGTGGGCCGTGATGCCCGTGGTCTTGCGGGTGCCGTCCTCGTAGACCCAGACCGGCTTGAGCTTGATGGTCACGGCGGTCGATTTCCTCAGCCAGGTCCCCGGCGCCGCGATCGCCGAAACGCAGGCCGCCAGAACGATGAGGGTGACGATCAGCTTCTTCATAGGATCACTCCAAAACCCACCAGGGGAACCATGTCGTGCTCGTATCGACGAGATAACTCATCCCCGAGACAATGCTGGCATCGGGGGTGCTACTGGGCTCGATCATCGTATTGAGATAACTGTCTTCGGCCACTGTGACCTGCTGGGCGGCGCTGCCGGTGTAGTAGGTGTCCGACAGAGTCAGCCCGAGCGCGGGGGACGCCGCCGCGCCATTGACGCGGAGCGAGAACGCATAGCTGTTGCCCGACCCGGGCGCCGCCGTCATGACCACGTAGAGATTGCGGATCGTCAAGGCCGGCACTTTCTGCTGGGCGAGATTCTCATTGGTCAGGCGGATCTGGACCGTGTTGGGCGCGTAATAGGTCGGGACGCTATTGCTGATCGCCACGGAATCGGAGGACCAGAGCGCCCAGCGGTTGGACATGGCCATCGTGAAGACGACCCCCCAGCCCAAATGGCCCGACGGAGGAGAACCCGTATCGGTGATGTCCAGAAAGGCCGTGTCCCCCGCGCTGACGGCGACCGAGTTGGCATCGTCCGCGGCGTAGGTGTCGGCCTCGCCGAAGGTGGCGGTCAGATTGGTCTCGCCGCCGTTCACCCGCATGATCATCTCCCGGGCGCATCCGTCGCCCGGGGCGGTCCCGAGAACGCCGTGCAGCCGGCTCAGACTGCCGGCGATGGGAAAGACCAATTTGGTGTAGCTGGAGCCCGTCTGGGAGTACTTGGGCACCAGGTACGTGTGCCCGCCGGAGGAGAGCCAGCCCCGGCCGAGCATGACCTGGCTTTTGGGCATACTCGGCTCGTAGGAGATCGCCCAGTGCAGATTGGAATCGGCCGGCGTCGAGGTCTTCGACCAGTACAGGGCGATCGGATCGTTCGCGTCGAAGGCGACATCGAGCGTGTTGCTGTCCTTGGTCTCGCTGTCGCTGATCGTCACGGACAGGGCCGTCGGCGTCGTGCCCTTTTGCAGCGTGAGTTTCCAGGCCTTGCCCGACCCCGGAGCGGTGGGACACCAGACCGTCAGGTCCTTGACGGTCAGGGCAATCGGGACGCGGGAATAGCCGTAGCCTTCGAGCAGGGAGATCCCGATGGAATCGACCAGATAGTAGGGCTGGCCGGCCGTGGGGACGGTCGCGCTTCGGCCGATCCAGAGCGGATAGGCGGCGTCACAGACACCGATGACCATCAGACTGAGGAGCAGGGCTCTTTTCATGGTTTCTGCCCAAGAAAATACTGGGTATCGCTGACCGTAATGACGACCTCGTCCGTTCGCTCGTCGTCGTTCGTCACGTCCGTCACGGTCAGTGTGAAGGTATGGACCCCGCTATTCAGCGCCAGGGGGTCCGGGTTCTTGCCCGTCGCGACGGTCTCACCGTTCTCGGTCCAGACGTAGGTCGTCGAGCTGGAGTTGAGAATCCAGTTGCGGGATAGGGAGCCATCGAGTCTCAGGGTACTGGCCTGGCCGGGCCCGATGGTCCGGTCCGCACCCGCGTTGGCGCTCAAGGGATCGAAGACGGCACGGCCGAAGGAGCTGCGATGGGTATTGTAGACCTCCCGGAACCACGGATCGGAGTAGTACCAATCGTCTTCCGAGATGTTGCGGCGCTGATAGGCATGCGAATCGTAGTAGTCGAGCAGGTCATTGAAGTCCCCTAGGACCTCAGCCCCAATGCCCAGGATGGCCGTGATCATTCCGTAGGATCCGGCGCAGGCGATTCCCTCGTAGGGCTCCGTGAAGTGGGGGGTGACGAAATACCACTCCGCCCGGCCGCCCTGATAGAAGATCGGGGCACCGATCAGGTTGTCGGTCAGCTCGTTGTAGTCCGCCCCGCCCCAGTTGTAGTTGCAGGCCCCGATGCCGACGAAACTGGAGATGCCGTAGAACGTGTTGGCCAGGGTAGTCCCCAGCCACGGCCGGTCCAGGATCAGGTGGGTCGTGTCCTCGACACTGTCGATGGTGTAGGCCCGACCGTCGAACTTGTCCATCTCGTAGCCGTCGGTGAAGCTGCTCGGATGGGTCGGCGGCCGGCACATGATCATCTGGCCTTCATGGCCGGCGACCCACGTCGTGCCCGATCCGACGACCTCGTTGGAATCGTGGGTGAACGTGGCCTTGCCGGTGAAATAGCCCGGATAGACGTAGAAGAACGTGTCCCCGACCGTGTAGTTGTGCGGCGGCGAGCGAATGTCCTCGGCCCGGACCTTGAGGCACTGGTAGGTCTCTCCGAAGAATTGCGTGTTCTCGCTCGTGTACGGGTAGGATGAAATGTAGGGAGCGCCGGCATACGGCGCGGCGGCGATCGTCTTGGCGTCATTGAAGGCCCGGGCGGCCGCGAGGAAGGGCAGCAATCGCCCCACGTAGAATCCGCCGGCCGTGAACTCGTAATGCCGAACGGGCACCGGGCCCTTCTCACCCCGGTCCACGATCTGCCGGGAGGTATCCAGGCCAAATTGGAGATAATACTTAGCCAGAGTCAGTTTGGCGGAGTCGTCAGCCTGCTCGCAGAGCTTCAGCAGCGCCCCGGTCGTCGCCTTGGCGAGCCAGCCGCCGTAGGTGTCGATCGGGGCATCGTAGGCATGGGTGGCCTGGAGGATCGTGTTCCATTGCCAGTCGAAAATCGTCCGGCAGAACAGGGCCTCGTAGTAGGCGAACGTGTGCGTGCTTTTCGTCGCAGTCAGGTCGGCGAACACGTCAAAGTCAATATCGGCCGTGTTGTACTCGGGGACCTTCGTACTGGAGTCGCCCCAGTAGGGCCGGAACCAGTATCCGTCCGTCGCCGGAGACGGCGCGGCGGCCAGGACGGTCAGCAGGCAGAACTTCTTGACCGGCTCCCAGTAGCTGGCGCCCTTGTGCGTCCTGGACGTGACAAAGACCGCCGTGTGCCCGGCGGCAATCTGCGGGTAGGTCCCGGCGTCACCCGTAACGAACTCGTCGATGATATCCTCATCGGCACTGTAAGGGACGAAGTAGCCCGTGTTGTAGGCCGCGGTGGGGACCATGCCCTGGAGAGCGGTAGCCCCCCCGTATCCGCCGATCGGGTCCAGGTCGCAGCAGACGTAGCACGGATCGCTCGGGCTGGGCGATAGAGCCGTGATCGTGACGTACCCACCCGCCGAATCGGCCGCCCACCAGTCGTTCGGGCAGACGAATCGGCCGCAGGAGCCAGTGCCGCTCTGATAGGTCAAGCTGACGACGAGTTGGCCCTCCAGCCCGGAGTAGAAGGTGATCGTACTCACGAAGATCAGCTCGTCGAATCCCGCATCGGAGTGGATTCGCGTTTCACCATCGACGTCGTCGCTCGGCCCGGCCGCCGTGCAGTTGTAGTTTCCGTCTTCCCCTGAATCCAGGTGATAGTCGCCGCTGCCGGCGTTCACGAAGGTGAACGTCTTACTGCGGTAGCCCGCCCCGTCCGGACTGCTGGTGTCGGATGTGTAGTTGCAGGCCGTCGTCGCGGTGCTTCCGCCAGGCGCGTCGTAGTAGTCAGCCGTCGTGTTACCTGAGAGCAGGTTGTTCTTGAATGTCACGGTTCCCGTACCGTCGAACTGGAAGCCATAGGCGGCGTTGCCCACCAGCGTGTTGTGAATGATGGTCCCGGAGGTCTGATAGTCCCGGATTCCGATGTTGTTGCCGTAGCAGACGTTGTTGTAAACCGTCTTGCCTGTTCCGGCGTCGACCCAGATGCCGGCGTAGCCGCTCTGCGTGCAGCCGTGGACGATGTTCTTCTCGACGAGGACACTATCTGCATTGAGGAGGCAGATGCCATTGTAACCGCTCGATGATCCGATCACTTCCACGTAGCGAAGCGTGACGTTGTCGGACTGAATGAAAATTCCCTGGCTGGCGCTGGTGTAGTGAAGCTGATATTTGCTCTCATCCGCTTTTCCGGTGGTGTTGTTGCCCTCGATCACGACCGTATGGCCGTTCGGGTCCCTGGCGTCCAGATTCGCGGCCGTCGTGTCATCCGTACTGCCGGAGCAGGTGATCTTGTAGTCGTCGTCGAGCGGATCGGGCAGAGAGGCCCACGCCGCGTTCAAGGACGTATAGTCTGCCCCGCCGCCAGGATTGACAGTCTTGGTCGTCAGGGCCAGGCAGGGCGGCGCCCAGAGCGCCGATCCCAGCAGGGCCATCAGTACGATCAGACGGACCAGCGGGTATCTCATTGGCATGGTCGACTCCATCCTGCCATCCTCATTCGATCAGGTTGCCCTCTGGATCCCGGGGCCAGACATTGAGCCGCGGGGCTCCCCAGTTGACCAGGACGGTGGGCTTGTGCGGGACCGGCCGGCCATCCCGGGTGACAGGGTAGCCCGCGCGATGCGCTCGAAAGTTGACCTCATCGCGCGCCTCGCGCGGGCCGACATCGTCGGGTACGAACTCCCCGTGCAGATCCATTTTCGTGACGTCGGGCCCGACCCGTTCCATCTGACGCCTCTCAAAAAACGTCGGTGGGCTGGACGCCGAGGACGTGGGCCACGAGCCGGATCATCCGCAGCTTGGCCGGGACGTCGTCCTGCTCCATGGCCTGCCATTCCTTGAGCGTCATGCCCGTCCGGTTGGCGCACTGCTGTTTGGTCAGGCCGGCCGCCTCCCGCAGCGCCTTGATATGCTCGCCGAAGGTTTCGTAGTCGGACATGATCTTACCCCGCGACGGGCTGGGCCGGCTTGCTGCTGCCCGGACGCTGCGCTTCTTTCATGGCCGCCAGGGTGGCGCCGCGTCGTTCGGCATAGCTGCCGGTGGCCGGAGGAGTCACGGCCGCAGGGGCCGGGGTGGGGGCTGTCGTTTCCTTAGCCATTTGCTTCTCCTTGTGAAAACTCAATCGGTTGATCGTTCAAAGCGGGGGCCCGAACGGATCCAGGCCCCCGCACTATCCATCGGGCCGGCGGTCAATAGCTGAGGTTCAGCATGACGTTGGGCTGGGCGCTCAGGGCGGCCGAGGTCTGATCGATGCAGAACCCGGCGATCTGATAGCCGGTCTCGATCGTCAGGGCCGTGCCGAAGTTGACCGACCCGTCGCCCACGAAGTAGGCCGTCCGATCGTTGACCGTGTTGCCGGGCGTCGGATCGCCCCCGCCGGGGCAGATCCAGCAGGGCCCCGCCGTCTGGCCCCAGTAGTTGTAGCCGGTCGTGCACCCGACGATCGGCACACAGACGAAGGCGTTGTATTCCAGCGCCCCCTTGGACGTGTACCGGTAGGCGTTGAGGCAGACCTCGACCCACGAGCTGGCCGCCGTCATGACATTGGCGCACGGCATATCGAGCAGGACCCGGCAGGTCCCGCCGCCGCTGGCCACGGCCGTATTGGCCATGATCGTGCGGTTGTTGGCCAGGGCCTCGGCCCCGTGCCCGAAGACGATCTGGGCGCCGAGCAGCTCGTTTTCGGCGATGACCCCGTCGCCGGCGTGACCATCGCCCGAGGCGATCGTGATCAGGATCTCGCGGTCCTTGACGGCCGTGGCCACCGGGATGGCGGCGCTGATATTCGAGGCCCCGATATTGGCGGCCCCGAACCCGGCCAGCAGGGTCCCAAGCGAATGGCAGTACTTGTAGTACTTGCCGTCCCAGGTGATGTATCGCCGGCCGTAGGCGTGGCGCTGGGGGGTGCCCGGGGCGATCAGGTCATCCGGCTGCGAATAGGGCCCCACGATCGGGGCCAGGTTGAAAGCGGGAAGATTCATAGTTTTGTCCTTTCGTTGTCCAGTTTGTCCTTTTGTTTTGCGTCTCAGTCCGGACCGGAGTCGGACGCTCCCCGGTCTAGGCTGATTTCTTCAGAAGGATCTCGATGACGGCCGGCCCTTCCTGCCGGGTCGCCCCCTTGGAGAACTTGTTGTAGCAGTACCAGCTCTTGGTCTTGCTGGTGTCCTGCCAGAGGTCCCCGGTGTTTTCCTGCCCGATGCCCAGGGCGATCGCGCCGCCGACGCAGGCGTAGGACCGGGCGCATCCGGTATCGGTTGCGTGGGTCAGGAGCCGCTCCGTCCAGATGAAGTTGAAGCCCATGAACGTGTTGACCTCCCCGTGGGCCAGCGCCTTGACCGTATTGTAGTCAGCGCTCTTGACCTCGGTCGTCTGGAGGAGCTGCCACTTGTTGTAGGCGTTCGCGATGAAGTACCGCGTCAGGCCCTCGGGCAACTGGGCCTCGTCGAGCAGCTCGCCGCACAGGCCGAGCTTGGCGATCGTCAGGGCCGTCTCGGTCGTGTTGGAGGCGTCGGACCCGGCGGCGACGAGCGTGCCGTCTCCATTGATGACGCGGCACTCGCCCGAATCGTAGTTGTTGACCGTCGTGCCGCCGGCCTCGCCGGCATAGGCGGCCCCACCCAGGGCGGCGATGATCAGATCGTCCTCCGCCCGGTTCAGGGCCTGATTGCCGAGGACGACGTACTTGCCCTTGAAATCGACGATGACCTTGGATGTGTCCTGCTCGTCGATGTAGTCGCCCCACTCCTTGTCGATGATCGTCCCCTTGCGCCGCGAGTGGGTCACCGGCGTGAAGGGATTGTCGCCATGGCGGCTGGTGCGGGTCACGGCCTCCGACCCCTTGAGTCGCTCGCCGTAGAATGTCTTACCCACGACGGAGACGACCTCGCAGATCGGCCGCAGCAAGGCCCGCTGCTGCTCGCCGAGCATCCGCACGTTGCTGCGGTACTGCTCGACCATGGCCTCGGTGATGGTGAAACTCATAGGAAGCCCTTTCGATTTTTGATGATGATTGTCTGGTTTCGAAATGGGCTCCCCGATGCGGCCGATGAACCGGCCTCACGGACCCTACCGTTTGCGTTTGGCCCCGCCGGGTGCGGACCGCTGGTGAAGCGGCTGCCCGCTGAAATGCGGTTGCTGGTTTTTAGTTGGTGGTTGCTCGTTGCCCACAACCATCAACCATCCACCAACAACTCCCCTGCTCGCGTCCAGACCGGTTAGGGCTGCCTGGCCGCTCGCAGTTGCTCCCGCAGTTGCAGCACCTGCTGCGTCACTGCGTCATGTCTCGGATTGTCGGGTTTTCGATACGCTTCGGACGTCTCCAGATCGAAGATCTGACGCTCGATCGACCCGGTGTCGGCCCGTCCGGTGGATCCGGCGTGCAGCCGGTCCGGCGAGACGGCCTCCCCGATCGCCTTGAACAGTTTCAGAAAGACCGGATCGCCCAGCCAGCCGGCGGAACGGGCGTAGGCCAGATCGTTGGCGTTGCAGAACGCCGCCGCCGCCGTATTGGCGAGCTGGACGTTGTAGTCGTATTTGCCCTGCCATTCGTTTTGCAGGGCGATCTTGCGGTCGGCCTGGTCCTTGACCGCCTGGGCCTGCGCCGCCTGATACGCGGCGACCTCGCGCTCCTGGATCTCCTTCGAGAGGCCCAGGAACTGCTCTTCCGTCAGGTGCCACTTGTGCGCCAGTTGCCGCCAGGCCGTCATCTCCGCCTTGCGGGCCTCCGCGTGCTGGGGATTATCCCGGATCTCCGCCGGCAGATTCGCCGGCAAGGGGACCTCGGGGTACTTCTCGGGCCCGTCCTTCGGCCACCCGGCCAGGGCGAAGAACTCATCGACCTCGGGTTTATTGGCGGGATCGGTCGGCACGACCGCCCGCTTCTTGCCGATCGCCTTCTCGGCATTGACGAGCATCGCGGCGAGGGTCGGGACATCCTTGATCGTCGCCAGGGTCTTATCCGTCCGCAGGGTCGGATCGATCTTCTCATGCTGGAGCCAATTGGCGGCCAGGACCCCGTCTGCGCCCGCCAGGGGCGATGGGCCCGGGGTCGCCGTCGGCGTCGGCGTCGGGCCTGGCGTCGATGTCGGGCCAGGTGCTGGATTCGGATTCGGTGTCGGTGTTTCCATTGGTCCTATCAGTCCAATTAGTCGGATCGCTCAATCACCCTGCCAGCTCGGCCGCCCTCATCAGCATCCGATTCGTGATGGGGACGGGGTTGCCGTTGGCGCCCTCGAAACTGTAGATCGCCAGATCGTCGTCCTCGACCCGCAGGTCCTGGGGCAGCCGGGCAAGCGGCCGCAGCGCGTTGCGGCAGGCGGCGAGCGTCGTGTCGCCCTCGCGGCAGGTGATCGCCGCCTCGATATCGGCCGCCGTAATGACGACCTCGCGCCGGCACCGATTGATCCGGTGTTGACCCGTGAAGGCCGGGGTGTTCCCTTCTTTTTCCTTGTCGACGGCCCGGCGGTCGCCCTTCGGCGAGATCCGGGCCAGAGGCTCCAGGGCCGCGCGGCAGGCCTCGATCGCGTCCGCGTCGGGGTCGGTCGCGAGTTTCGGTTTGGTTGACTCGACTTTGGTCATACATGCTCCTGTCGTGGAATGGGATTGCGGCCGTAGGCGATCCGCATCTCGATCCACTGAATGATCGACTGTTGCCCGCAGATGAAGGCCATGGCGTCGGGTTTGCCTTCGATGAAGGCGTTGATCGGAACGCGACCCTTGAGATCCGCGAGAACCACTCCGCCATCGGGCAGTTCGAAGAGGTTCGCATAGCTCTGGGCCGTGAGCAGGTCCTGCTCATTGGATTCGGGCCGAGGAATATCATCGAGCGAAAACTCACGGATCTGCGCCATCACGCCGCCGCTCCCATCATCGACGCCGCCGGCGAGCCCGTCTCCGGCCGCTTGGTCAGTTTGCCGGCCAGCTCTGCCTGCTGGACGGCCATCGCCATCTGCATCTGCTGCGCCTGGTACTGCGAGCGGGCCTCGCGGAGTGCCTTGACCTCCGAGCGGCTCTTGAGCCAGCCGGCGGGCCAGGCCATCCGCTGGAGATAGCCGCGGGCCATCTCATCGAAGGACAGGTTGTCTAGGACGCTGGGCTCGACCTCCGCCATGGGCGACAGGAACAGCAGCGCATCCTGGAGCATGCCGAGCTCGGCGTACTCCATGGCCATGGCCAGGGTCGAGACGTACCGGATCTGCGCCAGTTGCAGATACTCCAGGGGAATGCCGCGGAGCCGCTGCGGCGTCTGGGCCAGGATGGATAGCTCGATCCGGATCATCGGATCGAACAGCTCCACTTTCATGCGCCCGAAGGACGGCCCCAGCATCGAGAGCTTCTCGGCGAGGATACTGCGGACCTCGGTCGCCGTCCGGGCCTTGTCGTCGGACAGGATCAGGAACAGGTCGTTATAGAACACCTGCTTGATGGTCTCGCGTTTGCTCTGGGCATAGTCGGCCCCGAAGTCCACCCGGGCGCCCGAGTTGAAGGGCTCCGGCTTGACGAGCGGATTGATCGAGTTGACCCGATACCACATCAGTTTGCCGGAGGCCATCGTCACCGATCCGATGAAGGAGCCGTCCGGCGCCAGGACCGGCGGCCGCACGACGTTCTCCGCGCCGAGGATCAGGCTGCGCTCGATCTTATTGACCATCTTGACGTCCGGCAGGCAGGTCATCCCCGGGCTTCGTCCGTGCTTCTCGCCGGAGGCCTTGACGAACCGGCAGACGAGGTATCGAAGCTCGGGCCAGCCGCTCTCGCGCAGGATCTGTTTGTCCTGGACGGCAATCCAGACACTGGCGATCGGCATATTCCAGACGTCGCGATCGCCGGTGTTGAATTCGGTGCGCGGGATCGCCGCGTGGAGGACCTCGAACTTCTTATCACGGCCCTTGCCGCCGTCGGCGCTCCAGGCGGCCCAGACGGTCGGACCGACCTTGAGGGTCCCTTCGCCGAACTCCTCGACGATCTGCCGGGCCGTCCATTCGAACTTCCGCAGGACCATCTCGACCCGGCCCCGCCGGTCCTCGGCGAAGACCACCTGCTCGAACGGATAGGCGCTGAACTCGAAGAGGCTCCGCTCGCCCTGATTGACCTCCAGAGTCCCCAGTCCCGCCGAGCCCAGGTCCAGGGCCAGCTCGTAGAAGGCCTCATCGAAGTTGGATTGCTGGATCTCGTCACGCATCGTTTCCGAGATGGCCAGCAGCGGCCGCAGGACATCCTGCTGCCCGCTCGCCAGCTCGACGGGCGGCATCAGACAGAAGTTCATCCTCGCCGGATTCCACATGAAGTTATACAGGCCGGTGGCGAACCGCTCGCACGCCGTCTCCGCCGTCGAGTCGTAGAGCTCCTTGTGAAGGTCCTCGCCCTCCGTCCGCTGGGTCGTCACGGTCGCCCGCCGAGGCAGGCAATAGCCCATGACGTCCTGGACGAGGGTCTTGACCGTGGAGCGGTCCGCGTCCCAGCGGCTCCAGAGATCAATGAGCTCGGCCGCCTGCGGTTTCATTTACACCCCCACCAGCGACGGCATCGTCAATCTCGCACTGGTCCCCGCCAGGCCGCCCGAGACGAGCGTCGAGGCCCCGCCCCGCTCCGCGCCCAGTCGCCGGCGAAGACGCAGGTCGCTGGCGACGACCTCCGCGTCCGTTGGGCCCGGCAGGGCTGGAGTGGCCGCCTTGGGCTGTAGCGCCTTCCAGGCGATCGACAGACCCAGTCCGAGCAGTGGAATCAGAAACGGCACGGTCGAATCTCCCATCTATGATCTATGAATTTTGATCTGTGGTTCATCGAGGATCAGGGTATCGGGGCGACGGAAATCGCGACGTAGATCTGCGCTGCCAAAAACGCGAAAACCGCGATCGCAGGCCAATATCGCGGTTTTGAGGCATGAAAAATCTTTTGGCCTTGTACTCCGTTTGATGACAGCGCAGCTCTAAAACTGCGCCCGCCAAGCCAAAACTGCGCAACTCCCTGCCCGATGTAGCGCCCGCCATGCCCGATGTAGCGCCCGCCATGCCCACTGCGTGACTTTCTTGTGACTTTCTTGTGGCTTTGGCGTGACCCGGGTGTGCTCAGTCCGTTTCCCGCTCATCCCCGAGCAGCAGGCCGCTATTGAGCAGCAGGGTCATGACCAGCTCGCTGCGGCGATGGACGCGGGCCTTGCGCTTGATCCGCCCGCAGTAGGTCACGACGGTCCCGCGTGCGATATTCAGTCGCATCGCCGTCTGAGTGAGCGAGTCGCCGAGGACCAGGCGAATGGCGACCTGGAGCTCGCGCTGCGAGAGGTGCAGCTCCTCCTGGAGTCCCAGCCACAGGCGGACGTTCTGCAATCGCTCGCGACTCATCGCCGCCGTTCGCCCCGCCAGTCTGATTTCTGATCTATGATTTCTCATTTATGATCCGCTGCTCGCGCTTTGCTCCTGCGGTATTGTTTGTCGAGGCGCTGGGCGATGATACGCTGGAGACCGAAGGCGGCCTCCGTGGCGAGGTCCCTTATCGACGGATTCAGGTCGAGGGCGCTTTGTCGCGGCTCGCAGTTGGTGAACTCGCCAGACATCCGCGCCGCAGTGCGCAGCATGGGCATAATGAGCTGCAACGCCCTGTTTTGATCAAGCCCCAGGTGGTACAGTTCACCGGCGAGTTCGGGCACGACCTGGTAGAACTTGCCCTGCGCGATGAGAGCGTCTCGCTCCCAGACCTCAATGAGGTACTCTTGGGGATCGTCGGGGATCTCCACGCGACTGAACCCCAGCCTGACGAGCCGATCCCGTGCCTGGCGGGCTCGCTTTCGTCGTCTCTCGCGCTCTCGAACAATCAGGTTCGACTCTTGCTCTTCCAGTGATTGGCGCTGGCGGGCCTGGATCGCAAACTTGCGTTCATAGAGGGCCATGACGAACGGGACGGCGTCCTGGTGGCGGCGGTCTTGCGCGTTACAGTAAGGGTGTGCCGGGTTGCCAATGACGTTGCACAACTCATGGTCCACGTCCGCCTCGCACATCTTGGCGACTCGGTCCGGCCGGAAGTCGTAGTCGTGGGCATCCGCCAACAATTCAATCGCTTTTTCTAAATCACTCATTCTAGAATCCTCTTGGGCTGCACCGTTTCGGTCGGCCGGCTGACGCCCTCGTCGCGGGTCTTCTCCAGCTCGATCACGGCGAAGGCCAGGGCCGCGATCGCCGGGTAGTCGGCCAGGGCGAGTTTGGCCAGGTCCTCGTGCCGCGGTGCCGTCATGAGCTCCCCGGTCAATCGATTGCTCCGCGGGACGTCGAGCCGCCCCGTCTCCTGCATCCTCGCCAGGATGGGGAACGCGTAATTGAACGGCCCTTTCATGGCGCACAGCAGACTGGCCTCCAGCCGGAAGCCGCGCCGCACGTATTCGACATTGGCTGCGAACTGCATCGCGGCCACGTGGGAGCAGTCGGCCAGGGCCCGCTCCGGCCGGTAGTACCACCACAGGGCCGCGGTCCGATCGACGACATGCCAGAGTCGCTCATCGGACGCCTCATCGAGCACGATCAGCTTGGGCAGGCCGCCGACGCGGTCCAGCAGACACTCGCCCACGACGACGATCCAGCCGGGCCGGGCCGCCGGCCAGGCCGCGCCCAGGTAGATCCGCGAGTACTTGACGTCCTCGCCCCCGGGGAAATGCTCATTGGACCTTATCGATCCGATTTGTCCTATAGGTCGCATTCGTCCTATCTCGCAAAGTAGTTGCCGCCCTCGACGCTGTACACCACGTACCGCAGGGCATCGGGGCAATGGTCGTTCTGTTTCTCAGGCTCATCCCGGGGATCCCGGGTCTCGGTCCCCTCCTTCCAGCGATAGGCGATCATCTCGCGGATCGTGTTGGGGCAGGCCGAGCTGATCGTCAGGGAGGCCCGGCCATTGCCCTGGATCTTGAGTTTCGCCTGGACCAGCTCGATCCCCAGTCGGACATCCTTCTTGGCCGGCAGGCTATCGATCCCCAGCTCGGCCAGTTCGAAGACGTCCTGCGCATCGTGATCGGCCCACGTCGCGACGTAGCGCTCCTCGCCGCTGATCCGTTGGATCCGCTGCGCATGCCAGGCCAGGCTCTCCCGCTCGCGGTAGTGCTCCGCGTACACGTGCCACACGCGATCGGGCCCGTACCGGGCCAGCCACAGGCAGACGAACGGATTATTGAATCCCAGATCGATGCCGCGATAGAGCTCCGCATCCGCCGGCAGCTCGAACGGCGCCACGACGTGGACCTCGCGGCGAAACGATTTGTACACGGCGCCGAGGAACGCCGCGAACCGGCCCCGGATACGCGTCTCCTGCACCTCCTCCGGCCAGGTCGCGATCAGGGCGTCGATCTCGGCGTCGTCGATGTAGCCGCCGCGGCTTCGCCGGTTGTCCTCCAGGTCCGCGAAGAAGACGGCATCCCGAGGACCCGGGTCCCGGGAGATCGCCTCGATCGCCGGCTGCGGCAGGATCGGCGTCATGGACCAGGTCATGAACCGCTGGCAGCCGGCATCGCAGGGATCCTCATAAGGGTCCGCCAGCCGCATGATCAGCTCGCGGAGGATCTCGACGTGATCGTGTTCGCACTGCTCGTCCGCATAGATCGCATCGACGGCCCGGCCCTGGAAGACGACGCGGCCCTGCTCGAAGGCCTTGAACTCGATCGTCGTCCCGTTGAGTAGGTGAATCGCCTCCGGAATGTCCCGGCCCTTATTGTGCCAGGCGATGGCGGCGATCTGATTGGGCGGCAGGTAGCCCTTGATCTTCTCGCGCCAGATGATGGCCCCGACCATGTCCCAGGTCGGCGCGATGGCCCAGAGGATCGCCCGCCTCGGCGTCTTGCGGACCCAGTGCACGCCCAGCGCGAAACTGCACAGATCGAATCCGGTATTGGCCTCGCTCTTGCCTGAGCGGTTGCCCCCGAAGAACCAGCGAAACTTGGCGAGCGAGCGGTGAAACTGGTCTGCCGCCGGCAATGCCCGGTACAGCAGAATCGCCTTGCCTATCGAGTTGATCTGACGATCGGATAGCATGGTCAGTGGTCAGTTGCTGGTTGTTGGTTGTTGGTTTCTGAGCTCTCGGATTTCAAATTGTGCAGCGCCAGCAGAACCTTCCCATCGACCTCCCGGCGCAGATCCGCGAGCATCACAGCCACCACCGCGTCCCGATAGCACTCCAACTCCGCTACGATGTCCGCCGTGGCCATCCAGAGTCTCAGATCGATATCCGAGTGTGGCTTCATGTCTTGCTCCCTTTCTGCATCGCCTCCCGGATCTCGTCGCACTCGGTCTGACTCAGGGCCTCGGGATTCTCGACCACGACATGCTCCGTGGGCTTGCCCTCGTCGTAGTGCATCAGCTCGCGCATCGCCAGCCAACTGGTCCCGGAGATCCCTCGCTTGATGCACTGCTCCACCGACGTCATGGCCGCCTGCTGAGAGCCGGTCAATCCGCCTTTTCGCCTTAGAAACTTCCGCTCCGCCGCGGTCATTTCCAGGTACCTGCAGATCCACCAGTGCAGGAACGAGCGCCGCCGCGGACAGCCGGCGGGATTGCCGCTGACCCCCGGCTGGAACTGGTGCTCCTTGGGCGGTCGGCCGGGCCCGACATCCGTCCGTTTTCGCCTTTTTGGGGCCTTTCCCTGATGGTCAGGGACGAATTTTAACCCCTTGTGCAACCTCGACTTACGTTTATTTACCCCCCTACGAATCGGGCGTTTTCGCGATTGGGTTCTGATCCGATATGGACCCCGTTTTGATCCTGATTTTGGCCGTTTGTTCACTGCTTTCTTACCCATCTTGGCCCCCTATTTCGCAGTCATTGCGTCGAGGATTCCCGGCACAATCTTGGCCATGGCGACCGCGCCCAAGTTGCGAATGCTGCGGACTTTACGCTTCTTTCGGATATCGGCGACGCACCGCTTTTCAAACTCATCGTACCGGCCCGCCGGGATCGAGTCGGCGACGGTCTGCTGCCAGTAGTGGACCCACACCCCCACATCGCCCCGATCCCGCTCGTGAGCGGCCGCCAGGTCCGGCGGAGCGGGGCGGCCGTGGATCGCCTCGTATAGGGCCCGCCCGAACAGGACGGCCCGCGTGTTCGTCCAGGCGATGGCATCGCCGAGTGAAACTGACCCGGGCCGTGCGTTGCGAGGATGGCCCCCAGGAGGCTCCAGGGGCTCCGAACGGTCCGCGACGGCCCGGCGGTCAGATTTCGGCAGATTCCCAGCTTCTTGGCCCTGTGCTGTCCCTTGCCCTTGGCCCTGTGACTTGCTTGGCTTGCTTGCTTGGCTTGCTTGGCTTGCTTGTCCTTGGCTGTGCTCTATGCCTAATCTGCTAATCTGATTCTTCGTATGGGAAAGAGCATCTGAAATCTGCTTGCCTTGTCTTGTCTTGCTTGTCTTGTCTTGCTTGTCTTCCCCTTCCCCTCTTCCAGACTCCCCCCCTCCCCCCTCTGGTTTCCCCCCTTCCCCTTCGGATCTTTGATCGATGATCTTCGATCTATGATTCCGCCAGGTCCTCGCCGCGTCGGCCTCGGCCCGGGTCAGATAGCAGGCCAGGCCGTGTCCGATCATCCACTCTAAGCGGCTCGTGAACGTCGCCGGGTCCAGCCGCCAGTCGAGGCACAGGCGAACCGGATCGCCCCAGACGATGCCCCAGTCGTCCTCCCGGGCCGCCTGGAGCCACACCGTGAGGCAGAAGACCCGCTGGCCATGATCTGCTGAGCGCCAGAAGGCCTTATCGAGCAGATCGAGGCACAGGGGTATGAACGGTGGATTGGCCGTTCGATGCTTCCACACGCCCCAGGGGCCCCGGGCGTTGACGACGGCCAGGTAAGGGGCCTCCAGCCCATACCGCTGGTCCGGATTCGCCGGCCAGGGAAACCGCCGATGCTCCGTATCGACCAGGCCGGCCGCCGGCGGCGACTCGGACGGTAGTGGGCTCGATGCCCTGCGTTCGCCCGACCGCCGCCGGCTCGGCCTATCCTTCGCCCGCGTTCGGGCATGCCAATGCCTCTTGGACATAAGGTCAAGTTCATCGTTGTGGGTTGTCAGTTGACGATCTGCGCCCGCGGCGTGAAGCTCGCGCACGTCCAGCCCGGCCGCACCACGGGCCGGACCGCATTGACGATCCAGTTGACCCGGGGCGGCCCGCCGGCCATCGGAGACGCCGAGAATATGGCCTCCCCGATCACGGCCGGCGGATCATGCCAGCACTCAGGCTGCTTGGCGTCGTTGGCGTGGCAATAGTGGCAGTTCGTGCAATCTTCGCGCGCTGGATCAGGCATAGGAGCGTTCCTCGTTGTTCGTTGTTCGTTATCACCTGGCCTTGGGGCCGTGGTCGATCAGGGCCCCGGTCTTGGCACAGGCATCGAGTTGGCAGACCCCACAGTCCCCGACACAGTCGCCGATCGGCCCAGCCATATCACCGGGGTTCGGGGTAGTTTTGCCGCTGCGTTTGGACGGTTTCGAGTCGGGGATCTCGGGTGGCGCCTTGGTGTCCTTCGCCAGCTCCTGCGCGTATCGCTGGTTTAGATCGATCCCGAGCAGATCGGTGATATCTTTAAGCTCCGGCCGTTTGTAGTCACCGTAGACGTGGAGAGCCTCTCGCTTGACGTACTGGATAAATTCGAGCCAACTGCCATCGATGACCGTCCGCCAGAAGATTTGTTTGTTCTCCGGGTTGTCCGTCGTGGCGGCGGCGACCAGACTTTTCCAGACCGGCAGGGCTGTGGGTTCCATGCCCTTCCACTCCGTCACGGCGAACATTTGCTCCGTCCGCAGGCATAGAAGCATCACGATCTCGTCCCGAGGCTGGGCCCGCTTCGCCAGCTCCCCATAGACGGCCCGGATCACCTTCTCCCAGCGATCCTGCTTTTCCTTCTGCTTCTTCGCGCGGGCGACGTCCGCCGCCGAAGGAACGCGGGGATCCTGTGACTCGGGCTTCTTCGCGACCTTGACCCAGACTTCCGAGCCCTTTTTGTGGCCCTTATCGCCGGCCACCACGATCCCCAGCGTGGCGCCCTTGGTGTCAGCCTTGACGATTGTGACCCGGTCCGCCGTGACCAGGCCCGACCCGAAGGCCTTGCGCAGGGGGCGCAGAATCTCGTCGTATCGCTTCTTCTTCGGCGGGTCCCATCCCTCCGGCGGCGTCGCCAGGCAGATCGGCGCGATCGAGGCCCGGGCCTTGTCCCCGACGATATCGTTCGCGACGGTCGCCTGGTCTTTCTTCACCAGGAAATCCTGCTTGATCGCCTTGCCGCACTGGCGGGTCCAGCACTTCGGATCCAGGCACCGGACCGCCTGGCCCTCGTCCGCCTTGAGGTCCGGGTCCTCCCACAAGAGCTGATCGATCGCGTCCGTCCGCTTGTCGCAGCCATTGCAGGCGACGCGCAAGTCGAACGGCGCCTTGGCCAGAAGCAGTTTCTCCGTCTGGAGCCACTCGCCGACCTTCTTGGCCGAGGCGTCGTGCGGATCGAACCGGTAATCCTTCTGGACCTTGGCCAGCCAGTGCTCCTGAATCGCCGGCGGCAGCCGGGCGATCTGGATCCAGTGCGCCGCCGTCCAGTGCGAATAGTCCCGGCGGACGTGATCGCTATACTGTGGCTCCTCCGTGTGCTCCGCTTCCTCCTTCCAGCCCGGGATCAGGTTCCACTCGATCATGGCGTGGGTCAGGACCCAGTGCTCGGTCTTACCGAGCTTGGCGGCCACCGCCCGGACGTTCTGGTTGGCGAGCCACCAGGCCGCCCGCCGACCCTCCTCCAGGGGCGTCAGGTCCTCGTGCAGATTGCTCATCGCGAGGATGTCATACGCCTCGTCCTCCTCCAGGGCCCCCAGGTCCCGGACGGGCACCGTCTTGAGCCCGGCCTCCTTGGCCGCCGCCAGCCGGCGGTGTCCGCTGAGGACCTGCCGGCGCTCCGGATGGGCATCGTTGGCGATCAGTGTCAACTGCCGGACCGTCAGTGGCTCCAAGACCCCGTTACGCCGAATGCTCTCGAGCAGATCGAGAAACTTCGGGCTCTGGGTGTTCAGGCCTCGCGGATTGTCGGGATGGGGATCGAGATCGGCAACGCGCCAATCGACGATCCGCGTCGCGGAGATCCCCACCGTCGCCGCCTCACTGCTGTCCGTGCCCGTCCGTGTCGGTTCCTGCCCGTCCACACCGTCCACGTCTTTATCCACCCTGTCCTCGCTGAACTTCTCGATCATCGTTTTGCTCTTGACTCGTGGCATAATCGTCCTCATCAGTTACTGCCCGGGATTCGGGCTCAATCGATTCTCCGCCCCGATCGGAACGCCGACCAGCTTGGAGCCCTTGCAGACGTGGCCCGTCGAGCGGTCCATATGCTGGTACGGGTACTTCTGCCCCGACTTCTCCTTGGCGCCCTCGACCACGAGGCCGCACTGGGCGCATTTGATCTTCATGCCCGCCATGAAACGGACCTTCTTGGGATTGCTGCTGCGGCGGCGCCCGCCGCCGCGACTCGGGGCCATTTGGGTGACGGTCTCTATGGCGACCGTCTCGGCCCGCTCATCGCCCGCGATCCGCCGGCAGATTTCGATAAAGGATTCTTCCGCCTCGTGCAGCTTGCCGGCCGCCGCATCGAGGTCCTGGAGTAATTGTCGATCGATCATAAGTTGCCTCGTTGTGGGTTGTAGGTTGTTGGTTGTTGGTTGGGCGGGGATAGTGTCCTCGTACTCGATCGCGCGATCCAACGCCGCCGCCCGGACGGCCTCACGCTCGTCGATCGTGTGATGCCGATAGTGACCCTTGGGACTCACTTAGCCGCCGCGGAAGGAGTTGGCCGGCCGTTTGAGCAGGTCGCCCCGCTCCACGGCCTTGTCGGGAGGGGTCTCGAAGCCGAACGTGATCTGGTACCACCGGGCCCGCAGATCGTCGCGAGTGCTCTTCGTGGCGTCGGCCTTGAGCTTGTACGACCACCATCGCTGGCGATTCTTCATCCGCCAGGCGGCCGCCCGGTCCGGATCGAAGATCCAGTCGTGGACTCGCGCCAGGAAGATCGCCAGGGCGTCCCACAGGAGATTCGCTATCCATGCCTTCATAAGAGGGTTTCCAGTTGTTGGTTGTTGGCGAGGGCTTTCAGAAATGCCACATGGCCCCGAACGTCGTCAGCAGGCCCTCGTCCAGGCCCGCCCCGGCCTCCGGCATCAGGTACTCCAGCCAGATGGCCGGATGGATCGGCCGGTCCGGGAACAGCCGAAACTCTGTGCCCGGCAGGAAGGTGAATTTGCCGTTGTCCGTCTCCCACAGGAACGAGAGCGTCCCGTAGACGCGGACCGGCGCCGTCTGGAGCGGGTCCCAATCGCCCGGCAGGACCGTATTGGCCGCCATGCCGGCCAGGTCGTTCAGATAGAAGTTGATCTGCGGCCCGACGGCGATATTGTCGTTGGTCTCGTCCGGGACCAGACTGTCGGTCACCATGCGGACGCCGATCCCGCCGTTGGGATCCGGGGACCACATCGCGGCGAAGCCGCTGGTCTTGTAGTTGCTGCCCGCCGACAGGGACATCGAGCCCCCGCAGCCGGCCAGGGCGATCAGGACCACCCCGATCGCCAGAACGATCGTTACCATTCTCATACCGATTCCTTTCGAGAGAGTTTTGAGAGAGTTGCTGGTTGTTGGTTGTTGGTTGTTGGCTGTGGCTTGTCGATCAGCTCGAATCGCCAGACGCTGCAATCGAACTTCCAGGACCCGACCTCGAGCCGATCGGTCCGATCGGGTTTGGCCAGACAGCGGAAGGGGCCGGCGGCGTGATAGTGCCGCCGGCCCGATGCTAAGATCTGGTATGCCCTGAACCACTGGCCCCGCTTGGGCTTGAAATGGGGGGGACGTCCCTTCATAGGTCTTCTCCTGTCCCGCCCGGCCCGACGTCGACGTCATCCATCCAGCCGGGCCCGGCCGGGTCGATCGATCGGACCCGGCCGGGCTGGATCTCTAAAATCCCCGCGGGACCCAGGACGCAGACGGGTATCCCCTGCGCCAGGGCCTCAGCGACAATCTGCTGCAAAGTGCGATATTCTGGGTGCGGTGGCATTGGATTCTTCTACTCGGGGTCTTCGTAAAAACAACAGCCTCCGCAGTAGTAGTCGTACCATACCAGCCCGTTCTGCTGGCACTTGTCCGAATTCCCACATGGGCTGATCGGGATCATCTGGCACTCGGGCCAGTAGGTGAAGCACATCAGATTCCAGTAATCGCACGAATTACTGTAGGGCCATCCGTCGGGCACGCACTGGCTGTACAGCAGGTAGTAGTAGTCGCAGTGACTGCAACTGGTGTTACAACACTGGACAAGTCCGTACCATCCATAGTGGGTGTCGTAGTCACAATGCCATGGCTCCAGCGTACCATCCGGGTCTCCCGGGGGAATATACAGTTTTCTGAGTTCCGGATTCCCGCCAGAGAGGTGGACGTCTTGCGTCCCATCGGGAGCCTTGGCCGTAGCCCTCATTCTCTTTTTTGCTCCCTCAGACGTGGCGACAATCTTGAGCGTCCCATCCTGCTTCTTCTCGTAGGCCAGCCATTCGAGATTCTTGCCGGGCGCGATCGCCATTTCCTCAGCGCTTACAGATCGCTGATTGAAGGTCCTCCGGAGAGTCCAATAGATCTTGGTCCCATTCGCTTTCTCGGTATAGGCTTCAATGGTTTGGGGAACCTGCTGGCCGTCCAAGTCCAAGTAGTTCGCGCAGGTCAACGTGGTAGAATCCTTCTGGGTGTCTGGACGAACAAAGGTCCTGCCCATCAGGTGAACATCTATGTCCGCCTTGAACCTTGAGTACGCTGGCGCATCTTTTACATACCTGACGAGCTCGCCGGGGCTCAGCAGTAGCACGGTGTCTTTCGCCAGTTGCTGTTTCTTCCCCGCGGAATCGAAGAAGTCAGGGAGTTCCGCTTCTTCAATGTGCCTTTCCAGCTTCACGGTATCCCCGGAGATATAGGCCGTTCCCGTCTCGAAGGTTGTTGCCTCAAGGACCTCCCCCTTGACCTTCAAGAAACTCATGGAGTATTCCACGACTCCAGACTTCATGGCGCCGTTGTGGGTTACAGCGCTGGCTTGGGCCGCCATGATGGCCACGAGCAGCGCGAGTAATAGGATGGTCTTTCTCATGACTGTTCTCCTTCTCTAAAACCGTTTTCCATTTGGCGTCTGAACAGCTCACACGCCGAACAATCCGCAGGGCACACGCCCTGTTCATCCTTGAGAATGCACGGCTCCGCCCGCGTCGGGATCAGGACCGGCGTCCTGTGGTCGCTGCCCCAGAGGTCCAGATCCCACTCGGTGCGGTCCTGTGTGGTTGGATTCATGTTTGATTCGCTCCAACTGGCGATTCAGGTCCGCCACGTATTCGATCTGCCTGAGCGTCATGGGCGGCCGGATATGCCATAGCTCGATCGTGATGACGCTAAAGCCGCCGAGCAGCTTCTGCAGCCGGATCAGGGCATCGCGTTCGGTCCGGCCGCCCATCGCCCGGCCGCGAAGCCGCCCGTCGATCTGGCCGGCCTCGTAGTGGCAGCGGTACTCGATCCGCCAGGCGTAAGGGTTCTCCCAGGCAAATTCGCCGGGCGAGAGCTCCGCGAGCGGCAGGTCATCACGGAAGTCCCGCCGGCGATCGACGATCTGCGGCAATGAGATGCATGGCAAACGGCGCATTGGTGCAATCCCCGATCAGGCCGCATCGACGGTGTCGGACCGCCGCCGGGCTCTGGGTTGGAGTAGTGGCTCTCTCGATTGAGTGATCAGGTCTGCCCCGATCGACCGCAGATTGTCCTGGCCATAGCGCTCGCGGACGACGTGGAACTCCTCGATATCGTGCTTTCGGATCCGCAGGACGAGCCGCTCCTTCTCATCGCGTTTGGGCTCGCCCGTATCGTCCAGGACCACCACGGCGTGCATCAGCTCGTGGAAGACCAGTTCCTCCTTCTGCCAGGGACTGAGGACCGGCCAGAGCTCCTCATTGATCAGGATGACGAGATCGAACTCCATGAGGGAGCGGTGGACCTCGCTCGGCTTGCAGCATTTGCCGGCCTTGAGCAGGCCATCTCTATCGACGGTCCAGCCCTGCTTCCAGGCCATGGCGATCTGGACCTCGACCAGGTCCGGCCGGAGGTTGGCCACGAGCCGATCGAGGATCTCATAGCACTCGGGCCCGCCCTCGTCCGTCCGTTCGATCGGGGTGATCGTGACTTTCTTGCGCTTGACTGTCTCGCTCTGGGCCTGTTGTGGCTTCCGTGCCATGGTCTTTCATCCTTTCGGGGTGGTGTTGACTTTCAGACGAGCGTGATAGCGGCTGATGAATTCCCGGGTCTCGAACGGCAGGTGCGCCTGCCAGTTGGCGGGACTCTTGACGTACGCCCGCCGGACAGTCATCGTCCCGGCATTCCAGGCGGCCAGCCGTGCGTCCGTGGAATCGGGCACCGGGCCGGTGACGTCGGTCTCGGTCAATCGCCGGGCGGCCAGGTACCGGGGAATGACCCGGCTGACGTACTCCCAGGCGATCGAGCGACTGATGGTCGGGTCCGTCACCCACTGATCGTAGTCCGCAATCGCGAACGCCGACTCGGGATGGTCCCGGGCGATCGAGGCAATCGCATCTTTCCAGGCCGGCCGGGTGATCTGATAGATCCCGCGGGCCCCGGCCCGACTGACGGCCAGCGGGTTATTGCCGCTCTCGATCTCGCCGAGCGTATCCAGATCGATCCAGGTCGGCGGAATCGGCTTGGGCCGCCGCGGCCGCGTTTCAGCAATCACGATGCCGGCCGTCAGAATGACGACCACCAACGACAGGAAAATCAATGGCACAGTCATACGCATAATCCGCCTTTCAATGGGACCGGGGCGGACGTCCCTGTCTCGTCCCGGTCCCGGGCTGAAATAAAGAATGTCAGAGCCCCGCACCGGCATCCGCACCGTGCGGAGTGAAGATCTCAAAAGCGGGCCGACCCGTCATGGAAAGGAGGAATAGGGACCTGCTATACGTTCGCAGTTGTTGGTAGGAGGACCGGCCCGCGGGGTTGGGCACGAGGTATGATGGCAACCGGCGGAACGCCCGCCGGCCCCTGTTACGATGCGCGAATTCTTATGATTCCGCCGGCGGATCGTCCGCCGGCTTAGCTATAAAGAAGTCGGTCAGCCGGGTTGGAGTCGGCGGACCGCGAAGAAGCAAGCGCCCCGGACTGACGAACCGGAGCGCACAATGGAGGTAGTACGGCCCTGTCGCCAGGTCCGTTGTCGCCGAAGGTTTGCGGCCGTCCAGTGAACGGCCGGGGGATTGTTGATGTGAGCCAAAGGATCAGAGTGGGGGACTCATAATCCCTTGGTTGTAGGTTCGAATCCTACCGGGCCCAGCGGTATCTGGTCGAACGCATTTCGGGCATTGGCCATCGCCAATCGCTCATCGACGGCGACGTAATACTGGTCGGTCGTCTTGATCGACTGGTGCCCGAGGATGCGCCGGGCGTGGGCCATCGGGACCCGCTGCTCGGCCAGGTGCGTGCCGGCATTCTTCCGCAGTCGGTGGAAGGTGCCGGCTTTTATTTGCGCCGTCGCCCGGATCGCGTTGAACTCCCGCCAGAAGTTGCAGTACGGGTAATTCCTCGCTTCTTCCGGCAGGGGCCAGCTCTGCGCCATGCGGGTCCGATAGGTCTCGGCCTTGAGGAACGGGTACAGGTGGGTCGAGACGATCGCGAACCGCTGGAGGAAGGCGACCAGGTCGGCCGACATGGGGACCTCGCGGTCCATATCGGTCTTGGTGCCCCACTCCCAGAATCCGGCGGCGTAATCGTTGCCCCGGGCCTGGACCCGCAGGGTATTGCCCTCGAGGTCGATATCGTAGCCCCATCGCAGGTTCCAGATCTCTCCTTCCCGCAGGCCGTGCAGGCCGACGAGAAAGAACCCGGCCCATCGCATTCGCCGGACCGGATCCCGCCAGGGCATCCGCCCCGCCGCCTGAAACAGCGATTGCAGATCGTCGGTCGTGAAGACCTCGACCCGCCGGCGACCCGGCCGGATCCGC